GAGAGGACATCCCACTTTTTTTGACATGACTTTTTTTGTCACTGACATATTGTGTCGGTCATGGGACGTAAGCAGTCAGAGGCACCGAGCCCCAACGCCCTAGCCAAGAGGCGCAGCCGTGAGCGCCAGCGGCTCAGGGCACAGGGCACGGCAGACAACGACCTGAGCGGGGCCGCCGCCGACTTAATGGCCGACAGCCCGTCAGCTGAAACGCTGGCCCCGGCCGGTCTGATGGCTGGTTCTGGCGCAGCGGTTGGCGACCTGATGGAGGAGCAGGCCCTATGGGTGCGCCGCCGCCGCGAGATCACCGAGCTTGAGCTTGCCAAGAGGCGCGGCGAGCTGATCCCGGTGCAGGACGCCAGGGCGCAGACGCAGGCCCTCGGCCGCCGGGTGCGCGCCGCGCTCGACCGCATGCCGTCCTACCTCCCGGCGCACCTGTCACCGGATGCGCGGTCCGAGTGCGAGCGAGCCATGTCTGCCGCCGTAACTGCCGCCATGGCCGCGATCTGATGGCTCAAGACATCACCGCCGCCGGAATCGATGCGCTGACCCGCTCGCACCCGTCCGTGGTGGAGTTCGCCCGCACCGTGACATTGCCCGATGGCGGCGGCGGCATGTACGACCCGGGCAGCCATCCGGCGCAGCTCTGTATATACCAAGCCGCTGACGCTGGCGCATCGTCCATCACAATCGTGAAGCCGGTACAGGATGGCGGATCGCTGGCGTCCTTCGTGCTGATCCTGCGCCGTATCCACGCCTTGGCGCAGACCGGGATCATCGCATACCCGACGATGGCGGCGGCCAAGGACGCATGGACCACTAAGGTGTGGCCGATCCTCGCTGCCCAGGGCGGCACGGTCCCGCAGTCTGGTGGCGGGTCGCGTGGCGGTGCGTCCAGTGTGGTCACGCTGCCCAGCGGTGGCCGGTGCATCCTACGCGCTGCAGGCGGCCGGCATGAATCCGGCCAGGCCAGCGCGACCGGCGACTGCCTGTTAGATGACGAGACAGACGACTGGCCAAGCATGCGCGTCCTGCGGATGATCGAGCGCCGCATAACCAAATCGCCCGACCCGCTCATTGTCCACGTCTCCACCGTGAAGAGAGACGGCGAAGGCGGCGAAGGCTCGCACATTTTGCGCCTCTATGACGAAGGCACACAGACCAGGCTACACTACCCATGCCCACACTGTACCGAGTTCGGTCCATATGAGTTCGCCGCGATCAATTACGAGCAACGGGCCGTTGCTTGTGCTCACTGCGCCGCGCTGATTACCGAGCCGCAGCGTCTCGCCTCGCTCAAAAAGTGGCGGCGGGTGGACGGGGCAAAGTCGCGCAAGTTCTCCATTCTCTGGACGGCTCTCGATTCGCCTTTCCCCATCAGCGTCAGCGGCACGAAGTACTCGATCCTTGACGGCCTGGCAGAGGAATACGAACAGGCGGCGCGGCAGGTAGCCATAGGCGACCATGGATTGATGCGCCAGTACGTCCGAGACCGCTTTTGCCGCCCCTACCGCGCCGACATCCAAACCGACGACCAAGGCCAAACCCTCATCCCCACCCGCAACCGCCTAGCCGCCCTTTCCGCGGCGTCTCAGATCAAACTCGACATTGACCGCAAAGAGCAGGACGGCGACAGCGTCCACCTGTGCCACCTCCCCGCCTGGTGCGAACACTTGACCGTGGGCGTGGACGTGCAGCAGGGCGGCGACCGTGCCCCGGGCCGGCTCTATTTCGCCATTCTGGGCCGTGGCGGCGGGCGCGGTGCTTTGGTGGGCTGGGGGACGATCATCAGCGCACCGGCCGGCCGCACCCCATCCGAGGCAGAGCTACACGCCAGCCTCTCCCGGCTCGACGGACTCCTGCGCGATTGGTCGCCATCCGTGCCCATCGTGCGCCGTGGCGTGGACGTGGGCGACAGGCAAGACGAGATCCGGCGCTGGCTCAAGTCGCACCCCGACTGGTGGGCCGTCAAAGGCACGGGCGCGCTCAAGGCGCAGGTTGGTGACTGCGCCGGGTGGCTCTACCGCAGGCAGCAGGACACCGGATGGGTGCTGCACCTGGTGGAGACGGAGGGCGCAACACGCGCCGTGCATGGCGAGATCCTCGCCGGCTCTGGCGTCGGATCGCTGGCCATGCCGCACGGGCTGGAGCGGCAGAGCGCGGTCGTGATGCACATCTGCGCCACCGTCGAGTATGAGCCTGGGCGATGGTCCACCAAACCGAAGGATCGCGCCCGTCACCCTGAGTGGCAGACGCGGCACGACTACCTTGACGCGCTGGCCTATGCTCGGGCGCTTGCCTACGGGTGGGAAAACACCGCGAAAAAGCAAACACCAAAGCCAATGCAACCAACTGAAAAGGACTCCGACTATGGCGCAGCCGTCTGGTGATTTCGTGATGCCGACCGCCGACCTTCCGGCCCCTCCGATCGCGGTGAGAGTGCCAGAAAAGTGCGGTCGAGCGCGGTGTCAGGTGACGGCGATCTGTTGCCCTGAGTGCGGGTCCGTGCACGTTGTGCGCAGAACGAGCCGCACCGGCAGGGCCATGGCGTGGTGGAAGTGCCAGGAACCAAAGTGCGGATTCATGTGGAAGGAGCAATTCCAAGTCGGCCGCGGATCACGCGCAGCCGTCGCATTGTTGTAGGTTTCTACAACTCGCAGCCTGCCCCACCATGCCGTATCGCTAGGATCGCACGCAATGGCGGCAATCGACGATTTCCAGGCGGCCCTTACTTCCGCCGCGGCATATCTGTCCGCGCGGGATTTTCCCGCAGCGCGGACGCAAGTAATTCTTGCGCGTATTCACCTTGCGAAAATGCCGAACACTGCGGCAGACGGCGTGTCCGCTCAGTGGCGCGCAGACCTCGACGGCATTGAAAAATCCATCAACGCTGAGTCCGGACGGGTGCAGCGAAGCGCCACCGCGCTGTGTGAGTTCATGCGATGAGCAGCTACACGGGCGGGCAGTCGAACCGGTTTTTCTCGGACTGGGTCACCGACCTGACCGACCCAAACGACGATTACTGGCTGGACGGCTCCATCCTCGCCGCTCGGTCCTGGGACCTCTGGCGCAATGACCCGTATTTCCATGCCCTAGTCGAAACCATGGTCGAGCTGGCCATTGGCCCCGAGGGCCTGATTCCGCGCTCGCAGTACCAGGAGGACGACGCGCCCGAGACTGACCCGGAAGAGCAGGTCGTGCGCGATCAAATCGATGCCGGCCTGAAGCGAGGGCTTGCCGGAACGCGCCTGGACGCATCCGGGATCCTGAGCTACGCGGAGATGAGCGAGGCCATCTTACGCTCCTGCAAGGTCGCCGGCATGGGCTATGCCGTCCGCGTCTGGAAGCCAAAGCGGCCCAATGCCACGCATGGCACCGCATGGCGCGTCATCGATCCGGCGCGGGTCAGCAACCCCAACCACGGCGCGGACACGCCCCGCTTGTTCCAGGGTCACGAGCTGGACGCAGACGGGCGCGAAGTCGCCATCTACGTGCAGAAATCCCATCCGAATATCCAGCGCATCGCGCAGGCTAGCGAGTGGCAGCGCATTCCGATCTACGACGCGGACGGCATGCGCCAGGTCACGATGCGCCGCAATGGAGGCCGCCCCGAGCAGATTCGCACCGTGGGGTGTGGCGCTCCGGTAATCCTCTACCTGCGGATGCTCCAGGGCACCACCGAAGCGTGGGCAATCGCCAAGCGCATCCAGGCCAGCTACGCCTTGATGATCAAGACAGAGGACCCTGCGGACGCCGCCAAGGCTGACCGTTACGGCAGCCTGCTGAGCGGCAATGTTCCGATCCGCCCCGGCCAGCGGTACTACCACAACCACGAAAGCGTTGAGCCGCTGAACTGGAATTTCCAGGGCACCGACTACGAAAACTTCCGCAACCCGATTGTGGAAGCAGTGTGTGCGTGCGAGGGCCTGCCATATGAAATGGTGCTGAAGCGGCTCACGAAGTCGAACATGGCCAGCTCGCGCGCCGCTCTGATGCAGGCGTACCAGTTTGGAAAACGCGAGCAGAACCGCCAAATCCTCAGCACCGAACAGCACTGGGCCGCGTCCATCACGATGGAGGACGTTGCCCGCGGCAACGTCGATCCGCGCACCGATGACCGCGACATCATCACCACCTACAAGTGGCGCAGGCCGCCGCGTCCGTGGCCGGATCCCCAGCGCGAGGCCCAGGCCATCAAGGCGTGGGTGGATATGGGCCATTCCTACTCGTCAGCATATGACGAGGTCGGGAAGGATTTCGAGGAAGAGATACGCCAGCGCGCACGGGATGAACGGCTCATCGCCGCCCAAAAAGTCACCGTATCACCGGACATTGCCAGCGCCCCAGCGCCTCAGCCTGTCGTCGATACCGATGAGCCGGAAAGCCCTGACGACGAAAACGAAAACGAGGACGAGGACGAAAAGGAGCAGGACATGAAGCCCAGCGAAATGCGCGCCATGCTCTCCGAGTTCGCCGGTGCGATGCGTCCGCAGGCGCAACAGCCATTGACAGTGATCAATGAGCAGCGGATCAGCATGGACGAAAACAGCGCCCGCGTGATGGGCTCTGAAATGGCCAAGGCCATGGCCGCTACGCCAGTGCCAGTGGTCAACGTTGCCCCGGCTGTCGTCCATATGGCCGCAGCAGCCGCGCCATCCGTCACCGTAAACGTCGAGCCGTCGCCGGTACATGTCCAGGCAGCCGCGGCTCCTGAGCCTGTCGCCCCCGTCGTCAACGTGAATCTCCCCGCGCCAATTGTGACGATTGACAACCGTGTCGAAGTGCCGGCGCGGACCGTGATCGCCAAGCCGAATGCAGATGGCTCGGTTACCATGACGCCGCAGGAGTAAGCCATGGCCAACCAGACCCTCACGGCGAACCAAAATTACGATGACGCCGCAATCGCCGGCTTGGCCAACGGCGAAGACATCACGCTCTCCGGTTTCCGCCTGACCATCAACAGCGACTCCCGCTGGGGCCAGCAGGCCGCAGTGATGGGCAACACCACGTTTTCCACCACCATCGGCGGCGATGTCACTATCGACGGGACTGCCGTCTGGTGGATGGCCTACGACGCCCCGACTGGCAACGTTCCTGCGCTGGGAACCGCTGGAACGCAGGACTGCACCGGCGGCACCAGCGGAGCTACCGGCGAATTTCTCGGCATCTGGGCCAGCATCCCCGCGGCGCCAAACGCTGCCGGTGGCGCGATTCCTGCCACTGGCTGGATCAAGTTCCGCAGCAAGGTCGGCACGTTCCAGGACAACGAAACCGTGACGCTTCCTGGCGGCGCAACCATCGTCGTCAACAGCGCGACCGGCGGGCAACGCGGGTGGCTACATGTCGTCGGTGAGGCGGGCAACAACGTCAGCGTCCCGCGCCTTGGCTCGCACGTCACGACCGGCGACTGGTTCGAGTTGGGCACCACGAACGGCGCAGACGACCAGACATTCGCAATCCCGGTGCTCGACCATATCCCGGCAATCTGGGTCGAAACCGCAGTAGCGTCTGGCGTGTATGAAATCTGGCTAAACGGTGGCGTCCGCTGGGGAACCAGCACGCAATTCATCTCGACTGACGCCCGTGGTAAGTATTTTGGCCAGTGGGTCGAAATCAACGGCAACGCGACGAATGGAAGCCCTACAATCACGACAGCCACCACGACCGGCCTTGTTGTCGGCATGGGACTAAATAACCACCATAACACCGTCACTGCGCCGATCGCTGACGGCTGCGTCATCACCGCCATCAATCCTGGCGTATCCATCACGCTAAGCAAGAACGCAACGTCAACGGCTGCGACCGTCATTCGCACGCCTACCGCCGCGCTGACCATTGCGCGCAGGGCTACGAATGCATGCGGCTTCAAGCCAGTTACCGGATTGCGCGTCCGCGTTCCTAACGTTTTCTTGTCCACCTCCGATTCGTCTTCGTGGACAGGTAATCAAAGTCACCTCAGCGCGGCATCACGCTACGAGCTTAACGCCTCAACCGCCGGAACTATCAGCGTCGATAAAGCGTCGAACCTGTGGTACCACAACGTTGCTGGCGCCTATGCTTACTCGGTGACGAGCTGCGGGGTCTCGCCTTCCGCGTGCTTCAACTGGGGCAACTTCGCAACGCCAATGACGTTCAACGATAACGGGGCTGGTCTTGATGGTCTGCCAGCTTTTTCGCTTATCAGTGGGTCAGCCATACCATTCGGCGGTCAGGTTAGGCGCAACCGCGCAGCCCGTGGCGTCAATACGGCAATAGCTGACCGTACCATGACCATGTCGGATTGCGCAAACTACAATATCGACAACAACCAGTTTGAGCACTTTGCCGGGGCGGGCAGCACTGAGCGCGGCTTCGGCGATAACCGCATGGCTGAGATTACGCGGTTTACTGACAGCACGTTCGATAATAACACCTTTATCGGCGGAACACTGCTCATCTCCACCAGCGCCCGATGTCACGCTCGCAACCACGTATTTGCGGACAGGCTGAACGGAACGACAAGCGCGACCATTCCGCTTTCGCCGATTGTCTATCAAGCTGGATGCACAGATTGCAATATCGAAGGCATGACGGTTTTTGCGGGTCTCTCTGACGTCCATCCCTATAACCCACTTGTGTCGCTCCTCTCTAGCTGCGAGAGAGTGAAGGTCCGCAACATCGGAACCTACGCCTCGCCGTTCCCCGCTGGCAGTGCCAATAAGTGCTTCGGCGCTGTTACGCTTAGCAACGTCTTCAACTGCGAAGTCAACCGTATTTATATGGATGATTCGCGTTCATTCCTGGTGAACGGCTCTAACAACTCAAACGGCTGTGTTATAGATGACGTTTATGGCGGCTACGCCTCCTCGTCCTACGTGAACCCGCTGAATACTACCGCCCGCGGCTTGCGCGCCACCACGCTCACCACAGGGCAGTCTGCTGTCTATGGCTCGCACTGGAGCGATCAGGTCACTGGTATCGGGACCGGACGTATCATTATTGCTTGCCACGAACCAACGGCGCTCTCAGCGGCGCAATGCGCTATCACTGCTGGGACTCCCCGTTTCACCTCGGCTGGCATCGTCGCAATGCCTAGCCTTGGCGATCAAATCACGTGGGAGATGCCGTATTTCGCCATTAAACACATTCAGCTGGATAATCTGGCTGTAGGCTTGTTTGGCACAAATGGCGGAAACTTCCTTATCGAGTTCCAGGCCGACATTGGCAGCGGGTATAGCGCATGGCAGACGGCCACTGGCGCAAACTTATCAGCAATCGGCGCGATCAACCCAGCTACCGGCATCAGGCCCAAGGTCCGCGCCACGGTCACCACGGCTGCCGTTGATAACGCGCTGACGTATATAGTGATTTACACCCTGTCTGATGCAGCGGCACAGCAGCTTCAGTACCCGTACCAATACACGGCCGCAATCACGGCATCCCCTTTGGTCGCCGGAAGCCGCGTCCAATTATACAACGTCACCGCGTCAAGGGAGATGTTTAACGAAGTTGTTGCCGGAACGTCGCTGAATTATGAGTATTATGACGGCATCGAAGCGTCTGCTGGCGACGAAATCCGCATCCGCATTCGCAAGCGCGGGCAAGAGACTGTGACGCTATCGACAATCGTTACGGCGCTTGGCGGGAGCTTCCTGCCATCGCAGGAAACGGACATCCATTGCAGCGGCGCGACGCCGACCGATTACACCGTGGACTTTGTCAACCTGAAGATCCGGGCGACTGGCGCGCGAGCGAATTTCACGGTACAAGAGATTGCCGACATCATTTGCATCGAACAGGCTACCGAAGACGGAATACGGCTGACGGAGTTCGCCAGCATTTCAGGGCTTGTCGAGCTGTCGCCCGGCGTGGAAACCGGCATCACCGTTGACCTGCTCGGGTGGCAAGTGTCGTGGGCGTCTGGCAGCGTTGCGCAGGCGTCCATCACCGACGGCAACCTCGTTGGCGGCATCGCTGGCGACCCGGTGGAGGACGTGGTTGGAGGGCCGCAGGTGACAATCAACCTGTCCGCAGCGGCTACCGCTGTGACAGCCGACGTGCCGACCGCGGCAGAGGTGGCAACGGCAGTCCGCGCGGAGCTTGCCACCGAGCTGGCCAGGATCGACGCTGCAATAACCTCGCGTCTTGCAACGGCTGGGTACACCGCGCCGGACAATGCCGGGATCACGGCGATCAAGGCCAAAACCGACTCGCTCGCGTTTACCGTGGCCGGGCAGGTGGATGCAAATATTCAGTACGTGAACGATGTCCTGGTGAAGGGCGTCGGAAGCGACGAAGACCCATGGAATCCGGAGTAAATGCTTAGGTCGTGGGGTCGCGCATGGGGCACGGCATGGGCGCGCGCCTGGGGCGGTGGAGCGCCTACGCCGCCGGTGATTTATATGCGCGCGCCAGAGGTCGAAGAAGACGAGCCAAAACCGATGAGTGTCATGCGTATTGTCACGCTCTGGGCCGGAGCGCAGCAATCTGGCCTCGCTCGGTCATCGGTTGTAAAACCTACAACCTGACGCATAGAACGCTGTAAGCGGCGCGCGACTCTCGCGCCATGAAGCTTCGTTTCCAGCAAGCTGCCGCCGCCCCTGGTGCCCGCGTTGACCGCGAGGCCCGTGTGATTTTTGGCGTGTCGCTCTGCCAGACCGGCGAGGCCCTTGGACACGGCATGCTGGTAGATGGGATCATGCTCGCGCAGATCGCTGACGCGGTCAACGCCACGGGCACTAGCGGCATCAAGTCGCGGTTCACGCACCCCGGCGCATGCTCCGATGCGATGGGCAAAATGCTCGGCAAAGTCAAGCTGGCACGCATCGCCGGCGACAAAGTCATTGCTGACCTGCACCTTGCCAAGCACGCGAGCAAAACACCTGACGGTGACCTTGCTGAATACGTCATGGCGATGGCCGAGGAATCGCCCGCCGATTTCGGAATGTCGGTGGCATTCGACGGTAACGCCGTGTGGAAGACCGCATCTGGAGCTGAATTTTCCGCAGTAACGCCCGACGGCAACCGCGTTCCCAAGCCCGCCGATTCCGTAGGCGACATGCCCTTCGCGCGTGTGACCAAGCTGCGCGCTGCCGACATCGTTGATGAGCCCGCCGCCAACCGCGACGGGCTTTTCGCTGCTGCCTTCTCTGGCACGTCGAGCATGGCCGCCGCTGACATGTTCGCCGCGCTCGACGAAGCCCGCGATGTCATGGGCTGGGACAGCTCCAAAACCGCATCCTTTTTGCACTCCTACCTCTCCGCAAGGAAGATCACAATGGCCGAAGAGCCCGCCGCCCCCGCTGAGTCCGTCGAACCCGCCAAGCTCGCTACCGAGTGCGCCACCTGTGGTGCGCCCATCGACGCGGAGGGCAAGTACGCGAAGCCGTCCGACGCGCCCATGCAGCCAGCCGAAATGTCCGCGATGATCGACGCGCACCCCGCGTTTGCCGCGCAGATCGCCCGGGACTTTGCCGCCGGCAAGAGCGTGCAGGCGGTCAGCCTTGGCGTGATCACTGCTCAGCTCGCCGCGTCGGTCACTGCTCTTGCGGCCGCCGCTGATGCGCTTGCCGCTGAGAAGACCGCGCACGCGAAAACCGCATCGCGCCTTGCCGCGCTCTCCGCGCTTGGCGAGTCCGCGATCGACCCCGGTGCCGCCCCTGTGAGCGGAACCCCGGTCAAGAGCGAGGACCAGATCAAGGCCGCGTGGAGCGCCCTTCCTGACGCCGAACGCTCTGCGTTTCTGGGCGACTACGCCACCTACCGCTATCACGTCACCAATCAAACCGCCGCCAAGACCGGCGCGCAGGAGTAAGCTATGCCCGTTCTCACGATGGATGCCGACCTGGCCCCGAGCGGCGGCCAGTACCGCCGCCTCCCTTCCGAAATTAGCGCGAACCCGTTCGGCGGCTCGCTCCTGTCCGAGGCCGCTGACGGCTACGTTCACGAGCTGGTTGCTGGCGAGCCATTTGCCGGCATCGCGCGTATCGGCATCGAGACCGCCGACGCGGCCACCGCCGACGGAACCCGGTACATCGAAGCTATCGCCGGTAAATTCCAGATCACCGCGACCCTGTCCGGCGTGGCGATCGATGACGTCGCGCACGAGCGCCGCGTGTTCGCCAGCGACGATGCGACCCTGACCTTCTCCGGCGTGGGCAACACCCTCATCGGCCGCGTTATCGGCATCGATGGCACCAAGGCCATTATTGCATGCGACACCGAGCCCGCCGCCGGCATCGGATCGCGCGGAACGGTCACCAAGGCCGCTACCGGGGCTATCGCCCTGACCCCGAATGACTGCGACAAGATCATCCTCTTGCCCAGCACGGGCGCGCAGGCCGTCACGCTGCCCGCCGCCGCCGACTGCGCCGGCCGCTACCTGACGTTCAAGAAGACGACCGCCGACGCCGTGGCCGCGACGCTGACCCGCGCTGGCTCGGATACGATCGATGGCGGCACCACGATTGCCACGATCGACGCCCAGAACGACACCATCACCCTGGTCTCTGACGGCGGTACCGCGTGGTACCTCGTGGCCCAGAAAATCGCCTAACCCTGACCCCACCCCACACGAAAGAAGACTCTCATGGCTATCACCGATTACGGGGTCAAGGCGGCTCTCGGCCGCGCCCTGGAAACCACCCCCCAGAGCGACAAGCTGGCGAATCTCGCCTTCCGCGTTGCCTCGCAGCTTCCCGCCGGCGACGGCGAGAAACTCGACTTCCTCGGCATGGTTCCCGCCCTGCGTGAGTGGGTCGGCGCGCGCAGCGCGAAGAAGCCGCTGGAGCACCGCTACAGCGTGACCCTGAAAAAGTTTGAGTCCACTGTCGAGCTGCCGCTCGACTGGATCAACAACGACAAGACCGGCCTCGTCCAGGCTCAGATGTCGATGTTGGCCCAGCGGTACAATCCGCAATGGTACGGCAAGCGTGTTGCCAATCTGCTGAACGATGGCGCGACCCTGACCGGCTTTGACGGCAAGGCGTATTTTGCCGATGATCACGCCTGGGGCGACTCGGGCACGATCGACAACAAGCTGACTTTCGCCGCGGCCACCGGCACCACGCCGACCGCCAACGAAGCCGCTTCCGCCATCGTGGAGGCCGTCGCCGCGTTGATGGGCTTCAAGGATGATCGCGGCGAGCCCATCAACGAAAGCATGACCTCGTTGACCATCGTTGCCCCAACCGGCTCCCTTGGCGCTGCGGTCATGCAGGCGGTCAAGGAAAAGAACCTGGACGTTGGCACCGGCGTGCGGACCAACCCGGTTCTCGGCCTCGGGCTCAATATCGACGTGGTCGTGTCCGCCCGCGTCACCGTGCAGCGGATGTTCTGCATCAACAGCTCGCCCGGCGCGGTGCCGTTCGTGTTCATCGAGAATACCAGCGAATTCAAGCGCACCATGAAGGGGCCCGGTTCGGACTTCGAGCACGACAGCGACGCGTGGCAAGTGGGCCTTAAGGCCGTTGGCGAGGCTGGCTACGGCCGCTTCACTGACGCCGTTTCGACCGAATTTACCTGAGGATCGCCATGATCGTTCGTGACCTGATAGCAAATCACGGGCACGACATCGGGCACCGTCGGCTTGTCCGTGATGAGGTGTGGTGTCGTATGCAATTCCGCAGCGATGCCGACCTCATCGCGTTTTCCAAATCGCTGCGGTGGTCCGCGTTTCGATTCGTCGAACCGGCCCCCGCGAGCGAGGACAAGCCGGGCGCTGTCGCCGCTGCCGTGAAGCCTGAGCCGGCCGCAAAGCACCCCACCAAGCGATAATCGGCGGTCCTGCCGCCTGGAGACTACGTGGCCACTCTCGCTGATCTTGTAACGATGGGCGGCGCTCCGTCATACCTGTTGCCCTGGCGTCGCGGGAATGACCTGGCGCTGTCTTTTATCGTCAAGCTCAATGACGTTGCCGTAGACCTGACGAGCGTCACCGGTACGTGTCTGGTCAAAGCCGATTACAGCGCCGGTGCCGCGACCATCGCCACCGGCACAGTCAGCTTCCCGACACCCGCCAGTGGCACCGTCAAGGTCCTGTTCTCCGACACCGCCAGCGCCGTCACGATCCCCGCATCCGTGGACGCGAACACCGGCGAATTCACCGCCTATCCGTACGACGTGCGCCTGACCCTCGGCAGTGACACGGTGACGGTCCTGCGCGGTGAGCTGCAGATCCAGCGAATGGTGTCCTGATGTCCGTCTCTCTTGCGATTATCCAGCCGCAGGTGTCCATCGTCATCGACGGCGAGGACCCGCAGGTTCTTGCCGCCACTGACGCGGACACGCTCAACGGGGTGACAGCTGGGATCACCGGCCTCTTGCTGCTGGCGACCGCCACGGCAGGCGCGGCGCGGACTGTCCTTGGCGTCGATTCAGACGACGCGGTGACGTTCGGCGCTCTGACCGCTCCGAGCCTTCGCGCCTCCACGTCTGGCGGCTTGCTGCTGAGCAGCAGCAACGGGACCACGGTGGCGACGATTGGCGCAGGCCCCGGAACTGGCGTCACCTTTGCGGGTGGCGTCAATATGCAGGCGCTGGGGTGTATGACGGTGACGGCGAGCGGAATCATCTCGTCTAGCAAAGCATCGGCCGCATCTCCAATAACTGACGCAAACTCCTCGCTTAAGCTATACGACGGATCGCTTGGCGCTGGCCTGTTCGGAATGCAAACAAGCGGAGCCCCGTACTCGTACCAGTTTCAGGTTGCAGAAGCAACGATGGCGAGTTATTTCCCCCTGCACCTACAGCCGCGTGGCGGGGCCAGCATTTTCGGCACCGACCCAAACCCAGGAGGCCCCGAGTTGGTGCGGGTCGGCGGTGCAGTATTGGCGAGTCTAACTAGCGTAACAAATCCTAGTTTGATTTTGAGGTATAACTCTTCAAGTGTATATGGCCATCATTTGATGGACGGAAATGGCAATTATGTCATAGCCACTCCATCAGCTAACGGTGTTGCTGGTGGTCGTATAAATATTCGGGCATCTGGTGTAGATATTGCACAGTTTTTATCTAACGCGGTGGTGTTCGGCACCGACCCAGGCGGCAGTGAGTTGTTGAGGGTGGGTGGCTCGGGCCGCATCGGCGGCAATCTCTTCCTCTCAGGCATCCTGAATATGGGGACATACACCCCAGCGTCTGCGTCAGACACGGGCACTGCCGGGTATGTGTGCTGGGATGCGTCATACCTGTACGTCTGCACCGCAGCAAACACCTGGAAGCGAGTCGCAATAGCGACGTGGTGACACGATCATGCCCTACCGCCTCACCTACCTCCAAACGACCGACATTACCGGCCCAGACGCATCCGCCACGGTGCAGCTGGTGGACCGTGACGATCTCGACCGCGACGCGCCGCCCATCAATTTTGTCGTGCGCCTAAAAGCCGCTGAAAAGCAAGCGCTGCGCGACATCGTGGACCGTGCCCGCCTGCGCGCACAGCGGCGCACCGATCAGGCGCGAGCCGCTCGGGCCGCTGATCCCGCGGCAAGAATCGATCTGCAACAACCTGTCGCAAACGAGGACGCACCATGACCCCCGCCGAAGCCATGAACATGCTGACCAACGCCGCGTCCGAGCGCATCCAAGACGCCCGCGCCGCTGGCCATGCGCTCACCGCTGACCTGTTGACCCTGAACCTGACCGAAGCGCGGCGTGTGCTCGACGCTGCCCTCGCCCCGAAAAAGCCCGACGCACCCGCGCCATGCAGCGCCAGCCCGTGCGGGTGAGCCATGGGTGATCAACGCGACATTGCGACGGAAAAGATCAGCCGCGACAGCGTGCAAGTGAAGGTCGGTAAGTTCCGCTGGTCTGTCCCGCTGGCCTCGGTCTGCGTGTCGATTCTCGCCGCCCTGGGCACCGCCTACGAAGTCGTGCGCCGGGATCGGGCCGCCGTACTCGCGCGCATTGAAGCGGTGGAGTGTCTTGCCGCTAGGCTTAACCACCAGCGCGAGATTGCCGACGTGCGAGGGGCAGAGGTCCAGGCATCGCTGGCTAGAATTGAGACCCAGTTAGCGGAGCTGCGCTCCGAGCTGCTGCGGCGGGGCCGGCAATGATGCGCCGGCTTGAGGTCGCGGGCATCGTGCTGCTGATCCTGGCGTGCATCGCCGGCATCGTCGCGCTGTCGGGCTGCGCTCCTCGTATCGAGCTGCCGCCCCCTGGGAGCGCGGCCGGGCCGGCCGCATCTGGGGCCGCGACCGGCCCGGTCGCCGATCCTTCCCTGTCGCTATCTGACCTGCGTGCGGCTGTGGACCGCACCGCGGGCCTCTATGCCCAGGCCAAGGCCGCGCTCGACAGCCGCGAGCGGGCCGTCCGCGCCGATGAGCAGGCCAAGCGCGACAAGTCCCAGCGCGATACCCTCGCCTGGGCCGAGCGCATCGGATACGTCGCGGCGCTGCTTGGGGTCGTGGCGTGGGGCATCACCTTCTCGCCGTGGGCGTCGTGGATCCCCGGCGGGCGGGTCACCGCGGGGATTGTGATCGTCGCCGGCGTTGCCGTGTCGCAGGTCGCCCGGGTGCTGGCGGCGCTGCTGACGCTGACCTGGCTGCCCTGGGTGCTGCTGGCCTGTGGGATCGCTGGCTCTGCCGCTTGGGTCGTCTGGTTGTCGATTCGCGAAACCGCCGCGCATGGTGACCGGATCGAGCCAGCCACCACCCCCGAGCAAATCGCCGCCGCCAAGGCAGCGAGTGCGGCGGCACAGACGCGGGCCGGGGTGCGTGGCCTGATCAATCTCGCGCGACGCGGCCGGGCCGGCCGCGCCCCCAGCAAGGCCAAGCCATGAGCCCTGACCTCCTGGCTATTGTCGAGCGCGCACACACGGCGCTGGATCGTCTGCGCCGCTGTGACCCTGGTGCGCCAGTCCTGTGCGAGCACGTCCTCGCGCACGACATCGCGCCGCTGATCAGCCGCATCCGGTACCTGGAGCGGCTCATCGAGCAGGAGCACGAGGACCGCGCATGAGCCTGATGGACGAAATCCGGAGCGGAATTTCCACCGCGCTTGCCACGCTCGCCGATTCAGGCGTGACCTACCGGGCCGGAACGACCGGGGCCTGGCTGGCCCTGGCGTCGGCGGTGATGACAGCGGACCGGCCCGTAGGAATCGGGTACGACGGCGACGAGGACGGAGAGGTATCGGTGCAGACCGGTACCTGTTCGGTTCCTGCCTCGACCCCTGTGCTCGCCATCGGCGCGCAGATCAAAGACCACACGGGCGCGGTGTGGGCCGTGGTGGATGCGCTGGCCGGTGTGGCCGTGACGTTCTACAGACTCAAGCGCATGCACCTGTCCGACTACGCAGGCCCGAACCGGCCAGGCGGTGAGCGATGAGCTGGACCGGCCCCTCTGACCTGATCACCGCGGCGCGTGACGCGATGGCGGCCACCACCTCCGCGGCCACCCTTGGCGTCGGCTCGACCAGCGTCTACCACTATCCAGACGCGGGGATCAAGACCACCGCGCTGCCGTTCGTGGTGCTGTCGGATGACATGCTGGAGT